AGTTTACACATCCTTTCTATCCAACTTTAACCGGAAAATGTCAGAATGTGCCGGATAATGCGGAATGCGTCGGAATATGCCGAAATATGCCAAAAGAAAACAGCCCCGAGGAACCATCAGGCTCCCCGGGGCTGCTGCTATGTACTCTTACTTGATCTTCCCCTGCATCTGATCCAGCAACTCATCGGCGCGGATGGCCTCGGGAGTAAAGCTGTTATTCTCCCACCATGCCCAGATGGCGGCAGCGGTGGTCAGGCCAGCCGTCACCCACTGCTCTACGCTGGCGCTGTCGATGGGCAGCACCGGCTTGCCTGCTGCACTCAGCAGCTGATTGACGAGGGCCAGTGCCAGCACAACAGTGCGGGCGATGGTCGCGGCGGGGATGGCGGGGGTGTTGTTCCCAGTGATGTGTGCGTTCATATTGTCAGTTCCTTTCTTCAGTCGTGGATGGGTAAAGCGCAGGCTCTCTTGTACAATTCCGTACCGGTGCCGTTGCCGCCCATCACATGATAGGTCTTGTAGAGGTAATTCAGGTTGCGCAGGCCGTCGCGGGTGATGTACCCCAGCTCCATAAAACGGTAGCACTCGGTATAGATGCGGTCGTGCAGCAGGGCCAGCACCGCGTCCCACAGGGCCTTGATCTTGGGGATGGCGGCAAGGATCGCGCCGCCGATCAGAGCACAGAGCCACCCGGCCCAATACTCCGTGATAAACTGCCACATCGGTCTCACCCCTCCTCATCATCTTCCCACGCCTGCTGGATGCGCTGTCCGTTGTGACACACCGCATCCAGAACGGCATCTGCTTGGATATTGGATGCCAGCAGGGCCTTGTCCTGGGTACTCATGTTGTAGTACCCCGTGAACACCTCACCATCTGCCAGAGGCGCTGCTACGGTGATGCGGTCGATCTTGTGCTCTTCCAGTGTAGCTAGAACCTCTGAGAGCCAGGGTGCGTATGGTGCATCTGAAATCAGATAACTTGCCATCGGTCTCACCACCTGACCTGCCCCAGCCCGGCCCGCTGGATGATGGCGGCGTAGTCCTTATACGCATGGCTCAGGTCTACCGGGCCGCTCACGCCGTGGATTTTGCCGCTGCTTGTGTACTGCCACATGCCGTGGCGGCGGGTGGGGCGCTTGCCGCGGTAGTCCGCGATCCACAGATCGTAAGCAGCGAGGGCTGCCATGTCGAGGGCGGTATCCGCGAAATTGGTGTAGGTGTACACCATTGCATACAGCCCCCACGCTTCTAGTTGGGCAGCGGCTTCGGCCACGCGGGCGGACAGCTTTGCGGGGGCCATGGAGCGCAGGCGGGGGTCCTCCACATCGATGGCAAGGGGCAGCTGGAACGTTTTGCCCCGGAGAGCTGTTTTGAGGGCGGCCAGCTCCTCCTCCGTCTGCCGCTGCGTGACCGCACAGGTGTAGTAATAGCCGCCCACGGGCAGGCCCAGCCGGGCACACTCGGCGTAGTTGCGGGCGAAGGCCGGGTCAACGTAGGGCTTGCCGCCCTTGCTGCCCAGCACCCGCAGCATCACGCCGTCGATTTTGCCGCTGCGCTTCACCGCGTCCCAGTCGATGCTCCCCTGCCAGCGGGAGACATCCATAATTTCAGCCATAGCGTCCTCCTTACTGTGTGATTTCCTCAAAGCCGCTCTTGATAAGAATCGCCTTGACCTTCTCCTTCAGCAAGCGGGGGCAGCGCTCATACAGAGCCTTTGCCTCCTCCATAGTCTCAGCAGACATGATTTCCTGTGCCCATAACGTAGCCATCATAAATACTACCATCCTTTCGATTTTTTGTGTGATTTTACGCATAGACAGTCTCGCTCATCTCAAGCAGACACTGTTTCAGCATCTCGTTTTCCTTTTGCAAAGCAGCCAGTGTTTCAGGCAGCTGCGCCATCTGGGTCTGGGCGCTCTCCACCGTAGCAAGCCGCTCTTCCAGTGTAGGGGCCGGCTTCGGTGCATCGGCAGGGTTTGGCTGCGTGCCGGCCTCAACCACAACGTAAGCCTCCGGCTGGTCATCCATGCTCCACAGGGCATCGCCCACAGCAGCCGCTGCATTGTGGGCGGTAATGGCATCCACAACGGCAGAATAGGCATCGCACTCTTCCTGCGTGATAACAGGCTTCAGGATTTTTGTTCCGGGTTTAATTTCCATTTATGTTCACCTCACCACCAGCGGCCAACAGCAATACTATAACATGTTGTATCGTTTGTTCCAGGTAGCGTGCATGATGTCGTGCTTTTGTTCTTACAAACAAACGATAAAAATGAGATAGGGCAGCCAACAACAGAATATGCCGTATTAGAAAATGCCACCGGAAATGACCATGTATAATCGTTTCCGTCTGAATTGATGGAGTACCAGCAGATCTGTGTTCCGTCTGAAAATCTTACCCAGTTACTGCCGCTTGCTGCTACCGCCGAAGCACCCGCCGGGCCTTGTGGGCCGGTAGCACCTGTTGCGCCTCTGGCTCCCGTTGCACCGGTGGGCCCTTGCGGCCCCTGCGGGCCGGTAGCCCCGGTAGCACCCCTGGGGCCCTGCGCACCGGTATCTCCTTTGTCGCCCTTTGCGCCTTTCAGGCTGGCAATCCATGCGGCTTCACTGCCCGTGTATCCCAGCTGAACAGCCAGCGCATAGGCCGACTGGCCATCAAAGGTTCCGGCTTCTTTGGCCTGCTTCACGGCATTGGTGGCCGCATTGGCCGCATTGGTGCTGGCTTTCTCTGCCCGGTCGGCATCGTTCTTCGCCGCCCCCGCACTGGTGGATGCTTCCCCGGCCTTGGTGGCGGCGGCAGAAGCGCTCCCCGCAGCGGCGGTGGCCTGCTGGGTGGCATTTTCTGCCGCGGTGGTGGCTGTCCTGGTGGAGTTGGCCACGTCGGTCAGGGCTGTGGTGCGGGCCCGTGCGATATCCTGCAAGGCGGCGGTGTGCTCCGTTTTCGTGTCCTGCAGAGCCCGCTGGGCGGCGGTCTCGCTGGTCCTGGCGTTCTTCTCGCTGGCGGCGGACTTGGTCTCGCTGCTCTTGGCTGCTTCCGCGCTGTCCTTGGCGGCAGCGGCACTGGTGGTGGCTTTCTCCTCCAGCTCACCGATGCGTTCCTTGGCAGCGGCCAGCAGCTCGTCGGTGGGGATGCCGGTCACACCGTCCCGCACGATGCCGCAGAGTTTCTCGTCCAGCCGGGTGTCGGTGATCTGGCCGGTGGTGACGGCGGTGGAGCCTGCCGGGCGGGTGATCTCGGCAAGACAGAGGTCGTAGATCAGCTCGGTGCGAGAAATGGCGGGGGCCGTGGGTGTGCTGGATGCCGTGCCCTGCAGCACCTGCAGGCTGGCGGCTCTGGCACCGGCATCATAGCGCATGACGATTCGATCGATGCGGGGGAGAGACGGGTCGGCCAGTGGCATGGTCAGGGTGTCGGCCTCCCGCTTGGTGATGGAGTAGCCGGTGAATCGGCTGGGGTGCACCCAGCCACGGCCCGCCCCCACGGTGACCTTCAGCCCGCCTGCGGCTGTCACCGGGAAGTCCTCAGCTCCGCTAAACACACCCGAGGTGAGGCCCGCAAGGTAGGCCGCCACGTCTGCGGCATCGAAGTCGAACCCGTTTGCAGGGTATAAAACGATTTTGCTCAAAAGATCATCTCCTTACAGCTTGCGCCAGACCGGCGTACCCAGCCGCACGGTGCGGGTGGTGCTGTCGCTCTGGCTTTGGGTGATGACATCGGCCACCCGGACGGTGGCCTTGTAGCCCAGCTCCGGGATGGTGCAGTAGGCCACATCCCCGGGGGAGAGCCCTTCGGCATCGATGGTCAGCTCGATGCTTCCGGTGCGGAGCTGTTCCAGCAGTTTATTCGTGCCTCGGGCCATGAGCCGCTCGAGGTAGGCTTGGCTTTTGGTGGTCTCGCCCTTTTCCTCGTCCGGCTGCACGTCCCGGGCATCCACATACAGTTCCCGTCGGTCGGCACCGGTGGCATCCGTCAGGCCCACGGTCACGGTGGCCCGGTTCTCGCCCTCGCCTGCGCCCTGCACCACAGCAACGTTGGCGTAGTCGCTGTCGCCAAAGGCCCACGCGGCCTGCTGCAGGTTGCCCCACTTTGTGCTGAACCTGTTGTTTGGATCAGCGGTGGGCCGGTAGACCTCGAACAGTAGTTTTTTCTGGTCGTTTTTACCACTGAGCCGCACCCGGAAGCCCAGATCACAAGCCGCGCCGATGGTCATCAGGTAGTCCATGATGCTGCCGCCGGAGGTCTGTGCAGTGTAGGTGGTGTCGAAGCCCACAGCAGCACCCAGCTCCAGCTTGGGCCATGGCTGCATTGCGCTGACCAGTCTGCGCATGGCCTGTTCCGCGTTCTCGTTCTTCACGATGCTGGTACCGGCCCGCTTGGTAAAGATCCACGTCCCCGGGAAGCCGGTGACCACTAAGTTGCTGTCCTGATTCTCGTTGCTCCGGTGGCAGATGCGCATGGGCACGTCGCTGTCACTGCGGCGCAGCCAGCGGCCCTCCCGGAGTAGGGACAGGTTCTCCTCGGTGGGGCGCACCTCCAACGTGAACTCTCCCTCGGTGTTGTAGGGCTCGTCCCAGTAAAGGCTCACCCATACCTCCACCCGGCCCAGCCGGGCGAGGGTCAGTTCGTCCAAAACGTCCAGTGTCACGAGATCACCTCCGGCAGAATGCCCGAAACCATGGGATAAAAGCGAACCGTCACCTGCAGGCTGGTCTCGCCGCTGTCGGCGGTGGCCTTGAGCAGGTTGTCCCCGGGGGCCAGCTCCAGCAGGTCGCTGTCCTCGTCCAGCAGGGAGAAAACGTTCTCCTCCGTGCCGTTCTCTGTCCGCTTGACGGCCAGCTTGTCGGTGGTGGTGCGGTAGATCTCGATGACCTGCCCGGGGGTCAGGGTGGTCAGGATGCGGATGTTCTGACCAGAGACGATGTTCAGCACGGTGGGGTTGACCACCGCACCGTCGCTCTTGAGGGTGGCCGTGAAGGGCACCGCCAGCGCACCGGGATTATATGCATTCAGCCAGCCGATTGAGGTGCGCACGCCGAACCGGTGGGGTGTGCTGTAATTGATGGGTAGCCTGAAGCTGGGTACAAAGCCGTTGATGCAGAAGCTCTGAGCCTGCAAGTTGTACCAGAAGGGTTTCGGGCAGAAGAGCATGAAGGCCAACACCGGGTAGGGGTGGATGCTCTTTGTGTAGGGGGTCTTGGAAAGCACGAAACGGCAGAAGTATTTATCCTCGAAGTACATTGTGCCGCTGGTGAAATAGGGCAGCTTTTCCAGCAGTAATTCCGCATCCGCATCGCCGTGGGAGCTGTGGCAGTGGATGATGAGCTCACGGCTCACCCCGGCCACGCTCTGGCGCTCCACGCTCACGCCCACCTGGTTCACGCCCTGGGCGGTCTGCACGTCCACGTCCACGCCGTTGATGGGGTCGAGGGAGTAGGGCGTGCCGTAAGCCCACCCGATGTCGAGAGTGGCCCCGGCATCCGTGACCAGCTGCAAATGGTCTTTTCTGAATGGCATTGTGGAGCCCTCCTTTCATCGTTTCTGGGCCTTGGCCCGGTCGGCTTCCCAGCGTGCTTCCCGCTGGAGATCTGCCGCTGTCTGGGCCTTGGAGTAGATATTTTGGATGATGTTGGTGTCGCCCTCCCGGTGGTAGTTGTTGGCGGCTGCGGCCACCTGTGCCGTGCCGGAAGCGGCCACAGACCGGCTGATGGCCATGTTGTCCGATAGCACCAGAGAATCGGCTTGCCGCACCATCTCGGCCAACTTGCTGTTTGCGGCCAGCAGGGCCTTGGTGTTGGCCTCCACAGCGTCGGTCAGGTCTTTGTCCGGGGTGGGAGCCGTCGGCGTGGTGGGGGCCGTCGGCGTGGTGGGGGCCGTCGGCGTGGTAGTCTTGGTGATGTCATTCAGGCTGCGCTCAATCTTTGTCTGGATGCCATCCACATAGGTGGTCACGGTCTTGTAGGAGCGCTCCACGCCGTCCACCAGCTTGGTACCCGCCTCGGTGACAGTCTTGGTCACCCGCTGGGTGATCTTGCCGGTCTCATCCTGCAGCTTCTCGGTGAGCACCTTGGTGGTCACGGTGCTGCCGTCGGCATTGGTGGTCTTGCTGGTGTCGGTCATGCTCTCGATGACCTTCTGGGAGTTGGTGGAAGTGCCGGAGCTGCCGGAGCTGCTGGGGTTGTTGATGGCCTCCTGCTGCTTTTTTCGCTCGGCCTGCCGGGCTTTGCGGTCGGCGGCAATTTGGTTGGCAAAGTTCCAGGCTGGATTGCTGATGTAATCCATATGGCCGCCCCAGTGCCACGCCACGGAGTTATACATGCCAATGAGGCCGTTGATGAGGATGACAAAGCCCTCGATGCCCGCCGCCACGATGCGCATCAGGCCCTCGAAGATGTAGCTCATAAAGTCCTCAACGCCCGCCCAGACAGACTGGAAGCCGTTGGCGACCTCTTTGTTTTTGCCGCTGAAGTTGATCAGCGCGCCCACCAGCATCCCGATGAGGGAGATGACGAAGAGGATGGGGTTTGCGTCCATGGCGGTGTTCAGGGCGATCTGGCTCGTGGTTGCGCTGGCTGCGGCGGGCACGAACTGCGCCACCAGACCCATGGCCATTTGGCTCAGGTTCCCGAACACGCCGGAAAGGGCGCTGCCCAGCTGGTTCAGGGCCCCCAGAGCGATGGAGTTGATCTGCGCCTGCTGCTCCTTGGTGCAGGCCTGCCAGAAGTAGCTGGCCGCCCACAGACCCAGGCTCTCGAGGTCGCCATCCTTGAGGGCCGTTGCCAGCGTCTCGATGGCCCCCAGCGCATCTGTCTGGATGTCGGCCTGGATCTGCGCCCATCCCTCGTCCAGCTTGGTGCGGAACTGCTCCGTGAGCAGCTCACCCATGCTGCCGTACTGGGGCCCGGCATCCTCGATGGTCTTTGCCACGGTCTGGGTGCCGTCGGCGGCGATGGTGGTCACGGTCTTGACCGTGCGCTGCACGCCGTCGATGATTTCAGTGCCGGTGGCGGTGATCGTCTGTTCGACCTGTTCAGAACCGTCGGCCAGCAGTTTCGTGGTGGTCTCGGTGGTGGTCTTTACACCGTCTACGAGGGCGGTCTGGGTGTCCTTAGTGGTGGATACCACATCCCGGACTGCCTCGATGCTCTGGGTGACCTTCTGGCTGCCGTCCGCTGCCGTGGTGGTGATGGTTTTAACGTCCGAGAGAACCCCGTCCACCATCTGACGGCTGGTTTCGGTGACGGTCTGCTTCTGCTGTTTCGTGCCGTTTTTCAGGGTCTCATGGACCGTTTCGGTGGTACGGGTGACCCCGTTCTCAATCTGCGTGCTGGTGGAGGTAATGGAGTTCACTACCTCAGATGCAGCCTTTTTGGCGGAAGAACTGGCCTTTTTCGAGGATGCGGAAACAGCACTGGCCGCTTGCTCAGTGGTCTTTTGTGCAGCTTTGGCCTCCTCTTGCAGTTCCGTCCAGCTCTTGGTGCTGATGCCTTGCCCGGCCTGGGCTGCCTTGTGCCGGGCCTCCCGGTTGGCTTTGGAAGTGGCCGCTGCGGCCTGTGCATCCTTGTCTGCTTTGTAGTCATCGTAGCTGGAAAAGCCGGTATAACCATCTTTCCCGAGGAAGCTGTTCAGCTTGTAACGGAGCTTGTCCAGCCAGCCGATGGCCGCCCCAATGGAGCTCTTTGCGATGTTCGCCACAGCCTGAAAGGCCCCGTCCACGATGTTCCGAAAGGTCTCGCTTGTCTGGTAGGCAGTCACAAGGGCCGCTGCCAGAGCAGCCAGAACAGAAACCACCAGCCCGACGGGGTTGGCTTTCAGTGTTTTGTTTAGGACTTCCTGTGCGATAGCCAGGCCGGTCGCACCATTTTTGGCCGCATCCTGTGCGGCGGCAAGGGCTGTGGTGGCTGCCGTCTGCACAACAGTGGCGGCAGAGGTGGCGGTCAGGTAGCCCTTGTAGGTCAGAAATGCCACGCCGACAGAGGTGACAACGGTGATGACCAGACCAATGGTGTCTTTCAGTTTGGCCAGCTTCTGGTCATCCTCCGTGATGGAGACCACCAGCTCGTTGGCCTTGACGATGAGGTCGCCGAGAGCCGAGAACAGGCCGTCAGTCAGTTTGCCGGTAAGGGCAGCCACGTTGTCCTGCAGGGTAGACAGCCGCCCGCTGAAGGTCTGGCTGGCTTCCAGCATACCGTTGTAGAACTGCCCGCCCTGACTGGTGGCGGCTTCCACAGCGGCCTGCAATTCCTCAAAGCCCACCTTGCCGTCCGAGATGCGCTTGTACAGGTCGGCCATGGATTCGCCGGTGGCCTCGCAGATCTGATTGAGCGGGTTGAAACCCGCGTCGATCATCATGTTCACGTTTTCCAGCGTGACCTTCTGGGCGCTGGACATCTTGCCATAGGCCCGGACAAGGGTCTGCATCTTGTCTGCGTTGCCCAGAGAAATGTCGCCCAGCATCTGCAGCACGTTGGTGGTGTCGTCTGCCGCAATGCCGAATTGCAGCAGGGTCTGGGTTCCCTCAGTCAGATCAGACAGGGTGAAGGGTGTGGATGCTGCCATTTTGCGGATCTCTTCCAGCTTTTCGGCGGCAAGCTGTTCGTCACCCAGCATGACCTTGAAATTGGTGAGGTAGCTCTCCATGTCTCGGTTGTAGGACAGACCGCTCTTCACCACGCTCATCAGGGCATCGGCGGCTTTCTTAGCGAAATCGGCGATCATCTGCCCGGCGGCTACCGTCCATTTATTGACGCTCTGCTCTGCCGGGTCGCTGTTCAGCCGGACATCACCCGTAATACTGAAATCAGCCATTGGGGGCGCTCACCTCCTCATCATCGCCATGTCTGAGCCGCTGCAGGAAGGCGGCATTGTGGTCGGCCACCGTGACTGCCGTCCGGATGTGCCGCAGTTCTTTGGGCAGGGCAAAGGTCTCCTTCAGGTCCTCGTACTGCTGGCGCTGCCTGCCCTCCATGCCGGAGGTGTCCATCGTGCGCCAGGACATGATCTTCGCCATGGTGGTTTCCTCCGGCAGCCCCCGCAGCAGAGCCAGAAACCGCCACCAGTGGATGCGCTCTGCCGTAAGGTTGATGTGGTAAGCCTGCTGAAAAGCTGCGGTCAGATAGTCTGCGTCACAGGCAAAATCCATGGCAAGCTCACCGGAACCGCTGCCTTTGCCGCCGGAACGTCCGGGCGGGTCGGCCCCGTGGTAAAAGCGCAGTAAACTTTCATAGGCCTCCGGGGCCAGCTGGGGAGGGATCGGCTCCCGGTAGAAGCGTTGGAACGCTTCCTGCGCAAAGGAAAGGGTGTCCTTTTTCTCCCGCTTGCGCTGGTACTGGTTCGACAGCCAGACCATGGGCCGGAAGTCCGGGTCGATGGCGCGGCCCTCCCACTCGGTGGGCAGTGGTTCCAGCAGGATGTCAGCCATGATGACGGCGGCGCTTTGCCTTGCGCCGCTGCTCACGGTTCAGCTGAGGAGCCAGAAGGCTGGGGTCAAACTTCTGCTTTTCCTGATTGGCAGCCCGGGTCAGTTCGGTCATCACGGTCAGGGCCTTGCCCAGGTCATTGCCGTCCAGCCCCAGAGCTGCCGCAGACCCTTTGCCCAGCACATCATCGACAAACGCTTCCACGATGCGGCACTGGCCGCGGATACCCTCAGCATAACTCATGTTAGGGGTCTGCTGTGCACGCTGACGCTCGGCCTCCTCGGCCTTTTCCAGCTTTGCCTTTGCCTGCTCCAGCCGCTCGATATCGTTGGCGTTCAGGCTGGAAAACGCAAATTCCTTATCAAAGATCTTCATGGTCGTCTCCTATCAAAAAAGCCCTCGCCGGTCAGGATGAGGGCACAGAGCTACGGGCAGGATCAGCCTGCCGCAGCGGTAGAATAGTCGAACTTGGCAGGGGTGCCGATGCCCTTTACATCGCAGGCAAAGGTGGCGATTGCGCCGGCAGAGCCGCCCACGTCGCTGGTGACGATGAATGCGGCTTCGCCCTTCTCGCCCTTGCCGGTGCGCAGGGAGAAATAGACGTAGGGCAGGATGACGCTCTGGCCGAAACCATAGATCATCTCGTGGCCCAGAATGAAGTCCTGGAACGCATCGCCCTTGCAACGGTCGCCGTTGATGGCGAGAGTGCGCTGAACGCTGCCCTTGGTGGTAACGGGGCCGGTGCGGATGTAGGTATTGTCAGAGGTGGAAGCGTTCAGTGCGCCGCTGTGCTCCCGCACATGGTCGGCACAGACGGTCCAATCCTTAACAGCATCCTTCTTGCTGGCCTCGGTGCAGATGGCCAGCACAAAGTCATCGGTGTTTTCGATGCCCTTGTAGTCGGCGCTGGGGGTGATGCCGGAGGCGGTAACAGCTTCAGTAACAGTCATGTTGAAACTCCTTTCGGTTGGTAATAAACGAGCCGGAGTTGCATCTGCATTTTGCAGCTTCCGGCGCTGCTGGTAACGATATAGCCCGATGCGGTGACCGATACGCTGAGGGGCTGCTTTGGGGCTTCCAGCTGGGGCAGGTCATGCCGGTCATTCTGGGCAAGCACCCAGTCGGCCAGCTGCTCAAAAAAGCCGCTGTTGGCAATCTGGGTGCTCTGGGCCTCGCTGTATTCCCGGCGGCTCAGAAATACATAGCTTTTGGCCATGTTCCTGCCGGAGAAATAAGTGGTCAGCACCGGGTCTGTGGGGGAATCCTCAATGGAAAACTCGGCCACCGGCTCCGGGGAAAGCCCAGAGATACGGAATGCTGCCCCGTTCTCGGTCTGTTCTTCGGCGATGAGAGGGCAGGTCTTGAGCCACTCCCGCATGGCCGTGATGGTGGCTTTCTCGCTCATAAGTGGCCCATCCCTCCCCAGAACATGGTAACGGCACGGGTCGCATAAAGGGCCAGATGCTCTCCCATGTCTGCAAGTGCCCGCTGGCCCCAGTAGGAGCCGCGCAGACCTTTGTACTTGTCTGCTTCCTGCCCACGTTCTTTGTTGCCCATGAAGGTACGCAGATCGCTGCCCTCGGCGTGCAGGTAATACTGCTTGCGGGCGTAGGGAGTGTTGTACACCAAAAGGCCCTCGTCATACTTGGAAGCGGTCTGTACGCTGTTTTTCAGTGTGCCGGTGTCCAGCGGAACATAACTGTCGATGAGCCGGGCCGCTTCCTGTGCCATGGCATACTGCGCTTTTTGCAGGGCAGCAGTCTTTTCGGCACCGAAGTCAGGCCGCCAGGAAAGCTGCATCTGAACGCCGTCCACCTTGTAGCGCAGGCCGTAGGGCTGATCAAAAACAGGCTTGCTCATTTCCTCAGCTCCCCTCTACATGAAAATGCGGCAGCAGCGGTTCCCGGTTGTCGGAGACCGCCGCCACCGTGCAGCAGATGTGTGTTTTCTCGAGGGCGGCATACTCGGCCTCGGTCAGGCTGCGGACAGCGCCGCAGATGAGCTTGCCGCCCCGCTTGAGCGTCCAGTGTGCCGCCTTTTCCCCGGGCGGGAGCTTTGCCCACTGGAAATAGGGCAGATACCCGGCGGCAGGGGGCAGCCGGACATGGACTGTCCGCTGGGGGTCGCCGCCGGAGGTGTCCAGCTTCTCCCGCCAGCTGCACCCGGGGATGACGTGGCAGACAGGCCGGTCGATCTCGGTGGCGGTGTCGTGGATGAGGTTCACAACGGTAACGCTGCACTGCATCAGAAACACCCCCGATACAGCAGGCCGTGGGGGTCGTGCCCCAGGCAGCCGGAAAGAATGCTGTACGCTTCGGCGACCTGCTTTTCGGCCAGTGCTCCGTCGGAGAACGTCACGGCAAAGCCGTCGTTGTTGACGCTGGTCACGCCCGGCGCATAGCCGGTGGCAGCGCGTGCCGCTTCGGCCCGTTCAAGGCTCTGCACGATGGACGCACAGGCCATGGCCAAAGCTTCGGCACAGTCGGCGCAGCCTTTGGTGTGGGCTTCGGCCCGGCCAAAGGTGGCCCGGTCAATGAGCTTCGAGGCCCGGAAGCACAGCGGCGTGAACGCGGCTTCGTCCAGCGTACCGCCCGCTGTCTGGTACTGGTCGTAGGTGCAGTAAAGCATGGGGGCCTCCTTATGCTGCGACAGCCGCAGCGGTCAGGAATGCGAACGGAACCTTGGAGCGGTCTGCGTTCATGCGGGTGGCGGGGTTGGGCAGTGCCCAGCCCATACGCATCACAACGCGCAGGGCCACCATATCCTGCTGGGCCAGATTGTAGACGATCTCCTTGGTGGAGGGATCCTGAATCACGCCCTGATCCAGCAGCTTCACGGTGACATCCTGACGGATGGAGTACACCAGCTTCTTGAAGTTGCCTGCGATCAGCTGGGCCTTGGAAGCATCGAAGCCGCCGTTCTCGGGGAAGTACATGGGCGCACCGTCCAGCGCGTAGGTGGTTGCACCCTGCATATCGGAGCGGAACAGCGGGCGGCCATTGGTATCCAGCAGGCCGCGCAGCTCTGCCTTGGCGGTCAGGTCGCCCACCACGGCATCCACGCCGAAGCCGCCAGCTTCGACCTTGGAGAACAGACCATCCTTGCCCAGCAGCTTGGTGTAGTCGATGGGGCCGGTGACCTTGTTCTTTGCGGCAAGGGTCAGCACGTCGGTCGTCCACTCGGTGGGACGGTCACCGCCAAACAGGATGGCGTTGTCGATCTTTGCGCCCATGGCCTCACGGACGCGGGGCTGTACCTCGCCCATGATGTCAAAGGAGGAATCTGCCAGAACGGCCTCGGGCACAGGAACGATGACAGCCAGCTCTGCGGCGGTCATGTAGACGTTGTCCCATTCCTGCTTGCTGGTTTTCTTCATGCCGGTGTCACCGTTGACCCAGTATGCCAGAGGCAGCATGGACAGCACGGGGATCTTGGTCTGGTTGGAGGTCATGTTGGCAAGGCGGGTACCCAGCTGCATCACGATGGAGCTCTTGGGCACATCCTGCTGGATGGTGTTCACCAGCTGCTCCCGGATCAGGGCCTCAGCCTTATTGCGGGCGATTGCATCAATAGCCATAATAATCAACCTTTCTGGCCGAACGCTGCGCGGAATGCAGCATTTGCGGCCTCATGTGCGTTTGCGGGCTGGCGGTTGCCGCCCGGTGCGGAGGTAGAAAACTGTACCATACCGCCGTCCGGCAGAATGGCGCTGGGGTCTGCGGCCTTGAAGGTCTTGACATAATCATCAAAGCCCAGGATCTCGCCGTCCTTCATAGCAAAATTCTGGGCCTTTGCCTCGGCAAGGAATGCCTTACGGGCGCTCTCGCTGGAAAACTTCAACCCGGCGGCCTTGCGTTCCAGCGCATAGCCCTTTTCGAGGGCGGCTACCTGGCTGGCAGCGTCAGTCTTGGCCTGTTCTGCCTTGGCCTTCCACTCGGGGTCGTAGCCCTCCAGTTTGCCGTTTGCAGTGTTCAGCTGTTCGGTCAGGGTGGTCTTTTCGGCCTTGAGGGTCGTGATCTCATTGGCCTTTGCCGTGATGTCAGCGCCGTGCAGGTTCATAATGCTGTCCAGCTGTTCCGGCGTGATACCGGGGATGATTTTGCTCACATCTTCACGTTTCAATGTTGAGTGCTCCTTTCTGGTCAATGTTTGACGAATGGATCCGTTCGGTTTTGTAACGCGGTTCGCCTTCCGCATGGATCCCGGGCAGGGTACGCGCTGCCCGCCGCGATGGTTGCTTCCGACACAAATGTCGGGAACATGGCACCGTTTGCAGGGCTTGAACCTGCGGTATCCGGTTTTGGAGACCGGCGCTCTTCCATCTGAGCTAAAACGGCATGAAAAAAGCGCCCCTGCTCAAACGAGCAAAGACGCTTGCGGTATTTGGTTGTCAGATGCCGGGGACGATTTCCTTAACACCCTTTGCAAATGCGGCGGCCTTTTTCATCAGACTGTTTTCCTGAAGATATTCAAGCCCCTGTAAGGTGATATGAGGTTCCATGGGTGGTTCGATGCGCTCCGGCTGGCGAATGTAGCGGACGATGTTCAGGCCCTCAATGTAACCTGCTTTCTGCAGCTGAATCAAAAGTGCCTGAAACCGGTTCGGATTCGTACCGAAGCGCTCGGCAGTAAAACCAGCGCAATCGAACTCCTCAAAGTCCATGCTTTGCTGCAAATACTTCAAAATGCGGTAGATGACACGAAAATCTTCCATGATGACACCTCACTTCTTTTTGTTTAAGTCCATATACAGATACGCTTCCGGGTCGCCATACGCTTCCCGAGACCACTGTCGGTCTTGCTTGGCTGACAGGCGGGTCATGTGCAGCCAGACATCTCCATCTGTTCGCAATGCCGGATTCTTTTGCATTTCGTTCCAGATTGCAGAGGGGTCATCAAGCAGAAGCACTTCACTTTTTGTCATCTTTCAATCCCTCGATAAAATGATAGAGCTGCGGGTCTTTCTCTTTCAGGGCAGAGGGCTCCTGATAAAAAGCGCGATACCCTTCACTGAAATATTCCTTCAGCATATCTTCATTGATCTGCATCGTTCCGGCTTTAAAAATTCCATCCGTGGGAGATTCATATAGCCGTCCCTGATACTCAGAAATGAATTTGCTGTTCTGAAGAAGATAAATCGCTTGTGTATAGGTACTGTCATCATACACGATTTTAGAAAAATCTTCAACATCAATCCCGGATTTTCGGATGCTGATGTATTTGGAGTTGTGCCGCAGGTCGAGGGAAATCTCCAATGCGTGGCCATACTCGTGAATAACATCACCGCTTTTGCGCTCAGGGTGAAGATAAAGCGTTTTGTCTGGATAATAATAGCCGCTTCCAGCGGCATCTTTCTCTGTCATTACGACCTTGTTGATGATGCTTTCAGCCTTATCGCGCTGCCATTGAGGAATGACGGAAAGCTCTTTTTCAATGCCTTCACGCTCAGACTGTGAAACACTATCAGAAAAATTGAGTTTTTGAAGAATGCCGCGTGGCTCTTGCTTCTTCGCCGCCCACGTTGCCTTGCTGCCCTCGCTCCTGCCAAAGCCTGCCACGCTGGTGCGGGCACTGTCGGCCCTGCCGCCGGTGGCGCTGATAAAGTCGGCCAGATCCTGACGGGCCTGCCTCAGCTTCACCGCGCTAGCGGTGGTGTCGGCCCCGGCGGCATCCTCAGCCAGATACCGGCGCTTGTACTTGCGCACGGTGCGTTCCCGGGCCCGCTGCATCTGGCTGATCTCGTACCGGGTGTATCTGCCGCCGTTGTACTTGATGTCCCGGGCGTTGAGGGCTTCCAAACTCTCCTGCGTCCACGCAGGCGGTGCACCCAGCTCAGGGAAGATGGCAAAGAAGGTATGACGGCAGTTCCAGCCGCAAAGCCCGGCCCCGGTGCCGTAGCCGGTGGCGGCCTCGAAGTCCGGGTAATGCTTGCCCATGTAGTCCACAGCGCCGCCCCGGTGGAACTGCCTGCCCTGCCACTCAGCGTGGGAAGGGCGGGCCCCGCCGTGGGCCGTGGTCTCGAAGAACTCCACTCCCATCTCATCGGCCCGGGCCACCTGCAGCTTTGCACCGGTCTGGTTGACCCCAGTGAGCACCGCCCGGCGGGCGGCCACTTCCAGCGTGTCGGTGTGGCCGGTGGGGTAGGTGACGTATTTCATGGTGTCGGCCAGACTGTCCACCGCGCTCTTGACGGCGTTCTTGTAGTCGAACGCGCCGCTGCTCACCTTGAGATGGGCACGGTCGAGAGCGGCTTCAAACTGGCCGCTGACGGTGTTGGCCGTGGTGGCGGTCAGGTTGTGGAAGGTTCCCGCCGTCTGCTGATAGCCAGCGTTGAGCAGGGCCTGCAGGGTGGCATTCTCGGAAAAGGGTGTGGGCTCCTTGCCGTAGTGGTAGTAGATCTCGTCCTCGTTTTCCATGGCCCGGGTGGCCGCTTCCTGCATGAGCCGCCGGATCTCGGCTTCGCTCCTGCCGGTGTAGCGGGCCAGCTTCTTTACCACGTCCTGCCGGAGGGCTTCGGTCTGTTCATACCGCCACAGCTGCCAGTTTGCCGTGGGGGTCAGGGCTTCCATTTTGGAGATGCGCCGGGCCACGTCCCGCAGGATATCATCCTCGACCTGCTGAAATAAAAGCACCAGCCGGTCGGGTGCGTGGTCGAGATAGTCCGGGGCCAGCATCAGGCACCCCCGCCGAAGTTCAGCTCAGGCTGCTTGTTTTCGGCATCGGCTTCGGCGGCAATGGCCTTTGCGTCTGCCTCGCTGTATCCCTCGAACTCCACCAGATACCGCCAGAACGGGAACTTCCCGGCGGTAACGTATCCCCAAAACATCTGCTTGCGCTCCTTGGGGTCTGAGATGATGGAATCATCGAAATCGAAGGTTACATTGCACTCGCCCGGCAGAGGAACCGACGCACCGCTGTGCCATGCGGCATCCAGCAGGACGTTCACAGCATAGACCAGATCGGTGAGTGCTGTGCCGAGGGCCCGCTGCAAGTCCTTCACGGTGGTGTAGCTGCGCTGTTTGCTGCTGCGGATTTCCTCAGCGGTCTTATCAACGTTCTGCGGATCAGACAAAGTACCATAGGCAAGGCCGCACTGGAATTCGATGCGCTTGAGCATGGCATCCAGCCCTTTGCGATAGCTCTCATCCCGCAGGGTGGGGGCAAACACCTCGTAAAGGTTCCGACCACCGGAGACGCTGCCATTGATCCAGTTGCGGTAGAGCCGCTGTTCCCGCAGGGGCATCGTGGAACCGCCGTCAGAGCCCGGGCGCAGGGCGGTCTGGTCTACATCAAGAGCCAGCTGGCCGCCGCTGTACTCCCAGAGCAGTGCGCCATACTGCTCATCTGCATCCCGGATGATGTCCACTGCCGGAGCGTACACGCTGACACCCAGCGGGGAATGCCGGTCAGCGGCGTTGCCCTTGGGAGCCTTGAAATAGCCCCACAGCGGCCTGCTCACGCCGGTGAACTCCGTATGCGGGGCCAGTGCAGCCCACTCCGCAACGTCGGTCAGCGGAACTTCGACACCGATGTCAGCGCTTGTCATGGAACGGAACGCCTTGACGGTGACGGTATATTTCCCGCCGGAAAACTCGTGGTTTTCCAGCCGGGTGTAGATGCGGCCACCCCTTACAAGATGATCGTAAAAAATAGCCCCGGTCATACGTCCGGAGCTATCAAAGCGGGTGGGACAGAAGCAATCCCCCTGCACCACATCAATCTGGATGCGGCCCTCAGGGTCGAGATAGGGCCGGAACAGTACCCCACCAAGGGCACAGCCGTACTCCACGGGAATGCGCAGGTCTGCAATAAAGGGTTTGAGCAGCGCATTGATGCTGTCCGCCCGGGCACTGCCGGAGACAAGGCATTCCATTTCCAGTGTGGTCAGCCGGGCCAGCTCGGCGGCAATGCTCTGCGGCAGGCCCAGACTGTGCAGCGGGTCTTTGCCGCCGTGACACCATGGGCCGCCGGTATCGTACATCTGTGCCCAGAGGGTGATGGCACTCTCCATGGGGGCAGACACGCTGACGCTGATGGGAGTGTCCTCCCCGAACCAGAGCCGGGCCTTCTCCCGCAGCCACGAAAGCAGTTTGTCAAACATTACTTGGCTCTCCAATCTGCCCAGCGGATGAGCGGGGCGAATATCGTGTAACAGAAATAGCGGATATCATCCATGGCATGGTCGTTCTCTTTCACGACCCTGTCCTCCTTGGCCTTGTCGTCCCAGGAATATGCGCCGAACTCCCGGCGGGAATCGGTGCAGCTTTCATGGATCCGGACAAGTCCGGCCTGCATCATGGAAGCTACGCAGCGGATCCCGTTCAGAACGTCGTTGTCGGCGGGGATGACCTGATACCTGCCGTGCCGTCGGATGGTCTCGATAAAAGACGCGGCAGACGGATCTACACACACAGCCTGAATGTAATAGCCTTTTGTGAGCCGTTCCAGCTCGGCGTAGTGCTCCTCATCGGTGCGCTGCACACGTTCTTTCCGGCTGTCAAAATAGCTCTCCCGGATACGCAGGGCCTTACCGTCATGGATGACCCATAGCCCCATGCTGCATGGGTTATGTGTGCCATAGTCGATGGACACATAAAATTGACCGTCGATGCCGGCTGAGCTGCCGTGGAAGAGGTAAGGATCCGCGCAGAGCGAAAAGAAGGGATAGACCAGACCGGACGCATTGCACCAGTGGCCCAAAATGAAGCGGTCGTAATAGACAGTCCCGGCCAGCTCGTGCTTCAGGTGCTCCACGAACTCCTGCGGGAGAAAGGGGTTGTCGTCGATGGTGGAGGTCTGGCAGAAGATGTCCACCTCGGGGTCATCGATGAACTTTTTGAGAAAATGCTCCTGACTGTCCGGGTTAGCTGTGCCGTCGAAGTGGGAATGAGGACAGCGCAGGCGGGTCTTGAGCATCTGGAACACGTCTTCATCCCAGGTGGTCATCTCATCGCCGTAACCGTACTCGATGGTCATGCCCTGAATACGGGCAACGTGTTTTTTGCTGTCCGCGCCCAGAATGTGGACCCGGCGGCCAAACAGCCGGGCAGTGTTGTCGCTGCTGATGGTTCCCACAAGGGCCTCGCCCCAGATCTCTCGCATGGGGTCCAAAACGTTCCGGCTGATGGTGCCCTGTGTGTTGCCCAGCATTACCGCTGCGCCCTCACCCCGCAGAGCCAGAAGGCGCTGGGGAATGACCACGGCATAGTCCAGCCAGCTCTTGCCGGAACCGGTAGCCCCAACTTTCAGGTTCCACCGGTGTGAACAGGAAGCAAGATATTCTTTCTGCTTAGTCGATAACACTGTCTACTCCTCCTAGGATCTTGCGGGCCTCGGCCAGCTGATCAGAGGCATCGCCGGACACGCCGTTGAACATTCCCAGATGCCGCCCCAACAGATCCAAGGCTTTCAGCTTGTCGGCCAGCTTGACCTCCTGCTCCAGACCATCCTCTCCGAAGGTCTTGACCTTGACCGACTGCACAGCAGCCAGATCGTCCGGTGCGGCATCGCTTTTCAGGGAAGCCGTCCTAGCATCGATGAGGTCGCCCGCGTTGACGAACGCCACCTTGGCCAGCTCTCGCACCACCCGGTCAGCGGACACGCCGGTGCGGCGGCTCTGCTCGGCCTGAAGCTGTGCGATGCGGTTCTGGATACTAACATTCGCTAACAGCCGTGCCGCCTGCTCGTTGGCCGTCTTTGGGGAGTATCCGGCACGGATGGCCGCCTGGGTCGCGTTCAGGTCGATCATATATTCTTCACAGAACCGCGCCTGCTTGTCGGTCATCCTCACCACCTCTCTCGTTGTCAGGGTACAAAAAAGCCGCCCTGAGCGGATGCTCAGAACGGCAGTTGTAATCAGGAAAAGCCCGGCCGGTGCAAAAAAGCTGTTAAGCAGCAAAAGGAGAAAACCGTATCAAGAGGAGGAAAACAAACCTCCGGTCGGGCCGCCAGCACGAAGGGAGTAAGGATGCCTTTCCTGCTGGGCTTTGCAGCATAGAGTATAGCACACTTGAACTAGTGCTTTTTAGTGCGTCATGGGTCTGTGTCCAGAAGTTGCACCGCTTTTTTGTGTCGTCGGAGGACCCAACTGACATCGAGGGAGAGCCGGTCAGCGATCAGCTCCCACTTGTGCCCACAGATATATCTCCGGTACAGAATCGTGAAGTCAAGCTCATCATCCAGCTGCTGTAGCGCAAAGATGATTTCTTTGCGAATGCGGGTGCTTTCCTCACACTGGGCTTTGTAAGCGCCCCGGGCTTCGTCGATGCGTTCTACTGCACGGGGCAATGTTTGGCCGTCTCCTCCGCCGCCCGGCACAGCGGAAAGGCACTGGGTCATGTTGGAAGCGTCTGTCTTCAGCGTGTCCAGCTCATCCAGCCGCAGCTGTTCGAGCCGCTTCGCTTGCTGATACCTTCTCAACCAGGCCTTCTTCTCTTCGTAGGTCATCCCCACACCTCCACACGCACGAACACACCGCAGGGGTCCGACCAGAACTTCTCCACGATCTCGCTGCACACCTGGGCATCATCGTGCCAGAAGTGCAGGCGGGTCATCTCGTCCTTGAGGGCCTTTTCCAGATTGTCGGTGTCAGGTTTGGAGGTGCGCCAGCTGCCGTCCGGGCGGCCCTCGGGGGCAAAGCACCACTTGACCACCAGCCGCACTGGCTTCCCGGCGGGCACGGGCTGATCCGGTGCATGGGGTGCCAGGTAAGCGTGGAGCTTGGCCCGGGCGGCTTTCAGCTCGGCGCTGTCGTGGAGCACGGCACAGGGCTTGCCGCCCTTCATGTAGGCGTGCAGCTCCTTGGCGTTGTGGGTGGTGGTGGGCGGCTTCATGGGCAGGAAGAATTGAGCAATGGGCAAAAATTGCACGTTCGTTTCACCTCGTTCTTTCTTTTTTGTTCGGCCAACGTGATGGGGAGGGTTCCCCGGAGGGATGGGGGCTGTGTTCGCCCCATCCTCTGGGAGACCCCATCACACACGGACGGATTTTGTATATTATATATAGGCTATTTTCCGTCCCGGATTCGGAAAAATAGCCGCTATTTTCCGAAATCCGTAAGCGGATGCGGATTTGTGATAGCCGCTATTTTACCATTTTTGTACTATGTGTAAAGCGGAATATTGCAGGCTGTAATTTACCCTGCGCTGCCGGGTTCTTTGCGGCCGATGTCTGCGCCGTCGATCCAGAAGCCGCCGTCCGCTTTCAAACGACGGCGTACAGTATCTGGTTTCAGCCCCATATATTCGGCCATGGAGTAGACCGTTACCTTGCCATCCATCATGCAGGCTTCAAAGGCGGTGTCCAGCTCGGCCTTTTTGTCCTTGCTGACTTTGTCCTTATTGCCCCAGCGCTTGGATGCGCCCCGGGTACCCAGTGACTTGTAATCGCTGTCTGGCTGCAGATCCTCCAGCAGGCCGGTGTCGGGCTTGTGGACAGGGTAGTCAAACCAGAGGTTCACAGGGTCGAAGCGGGCGAACTCGCGCAGGGTGCCCTCAATGCGCCAGGCGGTCATGCTGTCGGCTTTTTTCTGGGCGGCTGCGAGCTGGGCATCGATGGCCCGCAAATCGGCCATGCCAAGGTGTTCTTTGGCAATGGCCAGCATCCGGCTTTTGCTCAGGGCATCGTCCGGGCCGTAGGCATCGGCATGGCCGCGCTTGTCCAGCATGGCCTTGAGCACACGGCAGGCGGCCTTGTTGTGGAGCTGTTCCAAGATGGCATCGGTGGGGGTGAGCTCTGTCATATCCAGCATGGCATCCGGGTCACGGGCAAACACGCCGGAGCCGCTGGCGCGGTCCATGCTGCGCTTGCCGCCCTGGGCACCCTTGGAGTGGTGGTGGCAGTAGATCACGGCACAGTCCAGCGCACGGCAGACAAGGTCGAACTGGTTGCAGAACTTTGCCATCTGGTCGGCGCTGTTCTCGTCGCCGGTGATGACCTTGTAGATGGGGTCGAGGATGACGGCGGTGTAACCTTTTTTCCCGGCCCGGCGAATGAGCTTAGGGGCCAGCTTGTCCATGGGGACGGAGGCACCGCGCAGGTTCCAGATGTCAATGTTCCGCAGGTTCTGCGGGGGCAGGCCGAGGGCAGTATACACATCCTTGAAGCGGTGCAGGCAGGAGGCCCGGTCCAGCTCGAGGTTGATGTACAGCACCTTGCCCTGGGCACAGGAAAAGCGGCCCAGCCAGGGCGTGCCCTCGGCAATGGCGATGCACAGCTCAATGAGGGCGAAGCTCTTGCCCGCCTTGCTGGGGCCTGCCAGCAGCATCTTGTGACCCTTGCGCAGCACCCCGGTGATGAGGGCATCGGCCAGCGGCGGCAGGTCGTCCCAGTCGTCAGCCAGACTTTCGGTTTCAGGCAGCTCATCGGTCTCGGCTTCCAGCCAGCCCCACCACTCGTCCCAGCAGCTTTTGCCGATGTTGGTCTCCAGCAGGGTCTGCCGCTGACTGCCGCGCAGGATGCCGGGCATCCGGGAAAGACGGCTGGGGTTGCGGTTCTGCTGGTCGAGGGTCAGACCATTCTTCTGGCAGGCGGCATAGAGGTAATCCACCCGCTTGCGGTATTCGGTGTAATCCGGGGCATCTACCTTGACGATGGCGTGGACGCTCTTGCCGCCGGAGTAGACCAGGGCGGCACAGGGCAGCTCCAGCTGCTTGATGATGGCCTGCTGTCTGCCCAGATCCATGTTGTCGCATTCCACCAGAGCGTAGCGGTAGGCGGTGATATTGGCATCCTTGCGGCCCGTTCCGTCCACCGGGTTGAAGCAGATCCACGCGCCCACCTCGGGGTCGCAGTCGCCCACCACCTTGCCGATGTCCCCGCCGCAGGTGTCCAGCTCTGCGATGAGCTGGCCTGCGGTGCGGTCCCAGCAGCCTCTGGTGGGGCGGCGGCGGTCGTCGGCCATGAAGCTCTCGGTCACATAGGCCACGTGCTCGTCCTGCTCAAAAAGGGCCTGCAGGTAGCGCCTGAGCTGGTCAACTGGGTCCCACTGCTCAGGCAGAGCCAGGTCATGGGATTCCACCCAACGGGGGTCTACCAGCTGCCCCTCCGTTCTGGAGGAGCCGGTGGTGAGCTCGTCGCCCCAGTCCAGCGCGTGGCCCGCGGGGCCGCTCCATCCGTGGCTGTAGGCCAGCTGGAAAATGCTGCTCTCGGTGACAGGCTTTGTGCTGCCGTGAAAGCTCTCCCACTTCCGGGCACACTCACCCTTGTGGTAGCGGCCCCCGTCCCGGGCGCTCCATGCTTCCCAGACGGTGACGGGCAGGCCCGCTTCCTTGAGGCCCATGCCCACCATCGTCCACTCCTCATAAGTCAGGGAGGCCGGGGAAATGAAGTCCAATGCTTCTTTGAGTTCGATCTCATCATTCATCTGCGTTACCATACATCCCATGCGGGTGTTTCAGGCGGGGCTGGCGGCGTATAGGTGCTTGGGGTAACACCCTTGGGCACACCCCGCCAGCCCTGGGCCGCAATGCGGTCGATCATGTGTTTGGCCTGCTCAAAACTCCATGTGCCCACATGCTGGAAGCCGTATTTTTCCAGACAGCGGATCTGTTTGGGTGTGGTGAGGCCTTCGTCCCGGCGCTTGTGCAGCCGATCCAGCAAAAGGCTGGCCTTGCCTGCCGATTCCACCGCATCCGGCAGAATGCCCAGCTTTTCGAGGGCGGTGGTCTGCTGTTCGGTGGGCGGCCCGGCTTCCCAGCCAAAGGTCGGCACATAGCCGGACAGATCCTCGGCCTGAATGCTCATTTCGTATTGGAGCGGGTCCACCAGCTTTGCCTTTTTGCGGCGCTGTTCGGCCAGCTGTTTTGCAAGAGCCTCTTCCCGCTGGGCCACCACGTCCTCGCAGGCCTGGGCGGCGGCTTCCTCGATGTCCTTGGGTACACCGGTCGCTGCCAGATTTTCGGTCATCTGCCGGGCCACGGCCCTGTCCTCGCACACGAGGTCCGCCGGGCGGCAGAGCTCGTGCTTGTCGGTCATCCACAGAAAGTCAAGGAGTAGCAGGTCGGTCTTGCCCTCGGCCAGACGTGTGCCGCGCCCCACCATCTGGCTGTACAGGCTGCGCACTTTGGTGGGCCGCAGCACCACCACGCAGTCCACGCTGGGGCAGTCCCAGCCCTCGGTGAGCAGCATGGAATTGCAGAGCACGTTGTACTTCCCTGCATCGAAGTCGGCCAGCACTTCCTTGCGGTTGGCGCTCTGGCCGTTGACCTCGGCGGCCTGGAACCCCTTGGCGTTGAGCAGATCCCGGAACTTCTGGCTGGTTTTGATGAGGGGCAGGAACACCACCGTCTTGCGGCCCCTGCACCGCTGCACCATCTCGGCGGCGATCTGCTCCAGATATGGGTCCAGCGCCGTGCCCAGCTGCCCCAGCGAATAGTCACCGCTGGTGAAGCCAACTTCGGAGATGTCCAGCTGCAGGGGAATGGTCTGGGCCATGATCTTGCACAGATAGCCCTCTTTGATGGCATCGGTCAGCTTGTACTCATAGGCCAGGCTGTCGAACACCTCGCCCAGGTTCCGCATGTCGCCGCGGTCAGGGGTGGCGGTCACACCCAGCACTTTTGCACCCTCGAAGTAGTCCAGGATGCGGCGGTAGCCGTCGGTGATGGCGTGGTGGGCCTCGTCAATGATGATGGTTCCGAAGTAGTCCCGGGGAAAGCGTTCCAGCCGGGCGGAGCGCTGCAGGGTCTGCACGCTGCCCACCACCACCCGGAACCAGCTGTTCAGGCAGGTGGATTCTGCCTTTTCCACGGCGCTGACAAGGCCGGTGGAACGCTGGAGCTTGTCTGCTGCCTGTTCCAGTAGCTCGCCCCGGTGGGCCAGGATAAGTACCCGGTCCCCGGCACGCACCTGATCGGCGGCAACGGAGGCGAACACGATGGTCTTGCCGGTGCCGGTGGGCAGCACCAGCAGCGTGCGCAGACGGCCCTGCTCCCACTGGGCGTGGATGCTGTCCCGGGCGGCCTGCTGATAGGGACGCAGGGCTTGGATGTTCGCCATCAGAATGCCCCCTGTGTCCAGCCCTGAGCGGGTGCGGCCTTGGGTTCCGGCGGCGGCAGGAAGCGGGTGACCTCATTGCTCTGGCCGGTCTTACCTGCGTTGGGGCCGCTCTGCTTGGTGTATTCCCGGATGCCCAGCTTGCACCAGCCCCGGGCACCCACCACCTCGTTCCAGCGGGGGCGGAAGGTCTCACCGCGCTTGCACTGGCCGATGCTCTCAAAGAAAGCACCCAGCAGGCCCTGGGTCTTGGTGTGGAGGTAGAGCCGGTCAGTGACGGTGGTGTCACCCTTGGCCCCGCCGAAGATCTTCAGGGTCAGCTTTGCCATGGAGCAGGGCGGCAGCTTGGCGCTGCCCTCAAAGCGGGCTCGTTCCATGCCGATGACCTCAAAGGCATAATCGCCCTCGGGCAGGAGCACGAATTCCTGCTGCTCGTTGGTAAATTCGTCGTCCCAGCTCAGGGCGCGGTCGGTGTTCATGTCATTCATAAGTAAGTTCTCCTTTCAATTGTCAAAACGGCAGGTCACGGCTGTCCAGCACCATCTGGAGCACCTGGGGCCATGCGGCCACCAGACAGCCCTCTACGAAATCAGCCGGGTAATCCTTAATGGGCATATCCTCGGGGAAATAGCCCCGCTTGCCCACCACGGCCTGCAGCTCCTCGGGTGTGACGTTGTTGGCGCTCATCAGGGGAGCCAGCTTCTCCGGGACTCCCAGCGCCACAAGCTCCGGGGTCAGCAGTGCTTTGGGCACCGTCTCGGCGGGCGGTTCCGGCTGCGGGGCGGGCGCGGGCAGGATGTCGGCTTCCGGCTGGGGGTGCGGTTCCGGCCTCGGCTTCGGTGCGGGCGCAGGTGCGGTGCCGGGGATGCAGGCGGCGATGCCGGCGTAATCAAAAGGCATCTCGTCGGGCAGACCGAAGCGGTTCTTGGCATCCCAGCAGGGGTGATGGGTGGTGTACATGACCCGGCGGCCGCCGGTGACCTTGTTTTTTGCATTGGGGGCACTGCTGCTCTTTTCCACCACGGTCTGATAATTGACAAAGAGCAGCATATCGCACCACTCCCGGATCAGCGGCTCTACCTGCTTGGTGGTCTTCATGGTCCAGCGGTCGTAGGAGCCAGCAGCGTCCGGCTGCTCAAACTTGGTAATGGCCGCGTGGGCAAGGACCAGAACATTGTGTCCGGTGTTCAGCACCTCTTCCAGCGCGTCCAGCAGCTTGCCGAACTCCTCTTTCAGGTAGGTGTAGCCCTTGCCGTAGCCAAAGCCCTCCAGCCCGTCTACCTTGGCCTTGGCGCAGACGGCATCAATGGCCAGCCGTTCGGCCCAGTCGGCGGTGTCGATGACCAGCGTGCCGCAGGGGATATTTCCCCTGCGTACCTCGGCTACTTCGTCCAGCAGCATGGCCCAGCTGGTGGGCTGGGGCAGACGCTTGATGTTCAGCCGCTTGGTGCCGCCCTCAGTGTCGATGAACACCGGGTCGGGGAAGTGGGAGGCAAAGGTGCTCTTGCCGATGCCCTCGGGGCCATACAGCACGGTCTTGACCGGGGAATCCTGCACCCCGGCGGTGATGGCATACTTGCTCATTTAGAATGCTCCTTTCGTCCAGCTTCTGGGCTGGGGCTTTTCGGTGACAGGCGGCTCGGCATCCTTTACCATGCCGTCCTCAATGATGATCTGGCACTCGCTGCCGGTGGAGACCCGGGTGGCGATGGCCTGCAGGTGCTCTGCTTCCAGCCAGCGGCCAAACTCGGTCAGGGTGGTCATGTCCATCTGCTCCAGCTTGTCCAGCAGCACAAAACCACAGTCCGGGTTCAGGCGGCGGACGATGGCGGCGGCTACCCGCAGCTGATCGCTGCCGGACATATCCCGCCAGTGCTTTCCTTTATAAGTAAGGGCACCGTCCTCCACGCTCAGCTCCGGCAGGGGCAGGTCAGCACCGTTCAGCAGGGCCATGCGGTCGGCCCGCTTCTGGGTGATGGCTTCGGTGAGCTTGTCGTAGTCGCTGGCATACTGGGCGGCCTCGTCCTCGGCCCGGGCCTTTTCCAGATTGGCCCGCACCTTCTGGTTGGTCTCCTCGATGCTCCGGATGGAGGCTTCCAGTTCGGCGGTGGATTCGTCCTGCAGGTTCTCGGCAGATTTCCGGGCCGTGCAAAGCGATTCGTTTACTTCGGTCTGCTCCTTCACCAGCTGTGCAAGGGTCTGTTCCAGCTGAACGCGGCGGTCGGCCAGCGTGCGGGCCTTGCCTTCGAGAAGGTCGATGTTCTGCCGCTTGCGCTGGTTCTCGCCGTTGCGGGCCAGGATCTCCTGCTGCTGGCGGATGAGGTCGGAGGCGCTGACCGGTTCTTCCGGGGCATCGGGGTAGGAAATCAGCTCCTCGGCAAAGTGCTTTTTCTGCTGGGCCAGCTGGCCGGTGAAGGTGCGCTTGTCGTACAGGGACTTGATCTCCAGATCCCGGACGTGCAGCTCGCTGCCGATGCCGATGATGCGGAGCAGGATGTCCGCTTTCTCCTTGTCGGATGCCTCCATAAAGCGGGGCAGGTCAAGGGCCAGCGGCTCGATAAAGGCGTTGAGCAGCTGCTGGCCGCTGCGCCGCCCGGTGGGGTCGGTAACGGTCAGGGTGCTGTTTTTGCCCTTGCGCTCCACCACCACGCCGTTGGAAAGGGTGACCTTGAGATGGGCGGGAGCCACGGCCCCGTCCCGCTGTGCGGCATTGGGGCGGAAGCGGTCGCCGCCCAGCGCCCAGGCAAGGGCATCCAGCACGCTGGTCTTGCCCTGATTGTTGTTGCCGCCCACGAGGGTGAGCCCGGTGGGGGCAGGAGTGAGCGCAACGGCCTTGATGCGCTTGACGTTTTCGGCCTCAAGGGCCGTGATGGTTACAGACATCTGGATACCTCCCCTTGGATCTGTCCGAGTGTGTGAATGAGCATATTGGTCAGCTGCTCCCGCTGTTCGGGCGGAAGCCTGCGGAGGGACGGAACCACCATTTTGCCGATGTTCTGGAAAGAGCGGTCGGCCAGCAGCACGTTGTCATAGGAGCTGTGGGCATCCTGTTCACTGCCGGAAGCGGCCTGTTCCAGCTGTGCCCGCAGGTCGGCGGTCATCTCGGCGGCCATTTCCCTGGCCTGACGCTCCACCTCTTCCTTGTCCACCACCGTGGTGATGGGCTGCTTCTTGAGTGCATCATTCTCTGCCTTGAGCTTGTCGCCCCGGAGCTTGGCCGCTTCGGCCACCTGCCGGGAACCAGCAAGCTGGTTCTCCGCGTCCTTAGCGCGGGCTTCGGCCCTGTCGCGTTCAGCTTCGGCTTTCTGGCGCTGGAGGTTGGCCGCAATGCGGCTCTCGTCTGCATCGTGGTAGCTCTGCTGGAGCTTGGCGTTCTGCTCGGTCAGGCCCTGAACATCCGCAAGGGCGGCATCCTGCTGGGCTTCGACATCTTGGATGTGGCTTTCCGCCCAAGCAGCCCGATTCTGGGCACCCAGCAGCTTGTCCCGCTCAGTCTCGGCAGCATCAGCGCGCTCTTTCTCGGCTTTGATCTGGGCAAGGGCTTCCTGATACTGCTTGTTGGTGGTGATGTCACCACTCTTAACCTGCTCCACCAGCTCTGCCGGGGCGCTGGGCTTTGCCACGGCATACAGCAGAGTGGGAGACAGCTCCTTCAGGATCTTCTGCTGGCGGGGGCTGCTTCCGTTCAGTAGTGCCGAGACCTGCAACAGCCGGTAAGCGGTATCCTTGGTGATGCCGATGGACACGCACCACGCCCGGAAGGTATCTTCTTTTTTGGCGAACTTACCGTTGTCGCATTGTGCGACAACGGTGCCGCACAGCGCATCATGGGCAGCGGCAATGGCATTGCCCATGTGCACAAGGCCGCGTTCGGCCATCTGCTTGCCGTGGTGGTACTCGTCCTCAGCGAAGTGCAGGTCCTCCACGGTCTGGTCGGTCAGGCCGGAATAATCAAACGCCGGGCGCATCGCATCCGGCACGGTGGTTAGGGGCTTGTCCTGCATGGCACCAGCTGTTGATACAGAAGAACCGCCCGCCGATGCGGCAGGGGCCGACTCCTCCTCTACCGGGTCAATGGGTGCGTTCTTGCAGGGCTTGGCATCCCTGAGGGCCGTCAGCATCTGCTCGGGGAGCTCGTAGTCGTCCATGGGAATGAACTCGTCGCTGGTCAGAAACGCTTCCGGGGTCAGATGCTTTTCAGCGGCCTTGGCCTTGTCGAACTTCTGTGCCAGCAGATGGCTTTCCTTCCAGACCCGTGCGGATTCGTCCCAGCGCCAGAAGCGCCCACGGGTATAGGCGTAGTAAACATCGTTGCTGTTCTGGCTGATGATACTCATACCCTCACCTCCGTGCCCTTCAGGCGGTCCAGCATCTCGGTCTGTACATCTTTGTTCATGGGCTGGATGTTGTTGCCCTTCCATCCGTAGCAGAGGATGGGCCCGTAAAGCTGGCGGCCCCGGTACTTCCGGTTGAGCAGACTGGCGGGCTGGATGGGACCATCGTACCGGCCCACGAACAGCACCGCCGGGGTGCGGGGCATCACGATCATCTCGCAGGGAGTTCCCAGCCGGTTCTCAATGGCCCACAGGCTGTCGGGCAGGGATGCGATCACCGGAGCCTTGACCGGCTCGGCTAAAATACCTTTCATTTGTAAAATCCTTTCTGATGTGATATCATCAAGGGTGATGGGGCTTGTGAATTCCATCACCCTTTGGGCTCGTCCGTGTTACCAGCACGGGCGGGCTCATTTGCTTTTCATGCGCCCCTCCGGTTCTGCCGGTAGTCCGGCTCTTCGGTGCGGGCGTGGGTGCGGTCAACGCGGCCATAGCGGCGGGCGTTCTGCTCACGATCCTGGGCGGCAAAGCCCAGCCGCAGGAACGCTACCGCTGCCAGAACCAGGCACAGGGCCGTGACGAACTGGCTGTCAGAGATGGAGCTGCCCAGCTGTGCACCGCCCTCGATGCCCATGCCGTACAGCAGACTTACAGCACCGCTGGCAGCAGCCAGCCAGTACCAGACGCGGGATTTAATCTTCATTGGGAGATTCCTCCATTCTGTCCATGAGGTCTGCGGCAGTAGTCACTATGCTGAGCAATGCTTCCGGATTTCTTTGATCTATGCAAATCCCGGCAATCAGAGCGGCGCAAAGGGCTTTCTGTTCCATCTCTGTACCGCAGGCATAAATCTTGGGGTTCCCATCCTTCCCCAGCTGGATTTTTAACTGAGCGTTCGGGCTGATATTCATGCTCCTACCTCCTGAAGACAATTGACTGCGGGTCTGCAGTCGTCCAATGCCCATCCGATGACCGGGTGCCATTCGCCATCAGCAAAAATCTGCAGCCCGGTGTGGCTTTCATCCTTGATTTGTCCGCCCAGCTGGTAGCAGCCAGATGCCTGACTACCGTCCCAACGGAACCACTTGTTCCAAAACAGCGGTGCGATGTACGCGCATCCAGTGGGCGCTGCGGCCCGCTCGGATGCAAGGGTATAAGGTTTCATGCGGTCTTTTCCTCCTTTGCGATTGCCGGGAAGAAATACGCCCCGATCTGCTCCTGCGGAATGTGTAGCACCTTGCAGATCTTAACGATCTCGCAGGCCTTCCAGCGCCCCTTGTCCTCCGGGGCATTGAGGCGGCCCTTGAGGGTGTCCAGTGGGATGTCGGACAGCTCGCTGAGCTCTTTTTGCAGCAGCCCCTGATCTTCGTACAGGCGGCGGAGCTTCAGAAACGGTTTCTTTGCCATAGGTCAAACCTCCTTGTTGTCAGATGCTGCGCTGGAGCAGATAATCAATGGAGCAGTCGAACATTTCTGCCATTTTTTCCAGCTTGGATTGGGGGATGTTGCCGTGAACCATCCAGTTGTAAATGGTCTTGCGGGTGACACCCAACGCCTTTGCAAACTCCTCAATAGTCAGTTTGCGACGGCTTCGTTCTGCGTTGATGTTCGGATAGAGCAATTCAAAGAACTCCTTTCGTGTAACTTGTTACTCGCTTTGAGTAACTGCAATTATGATATACCCGAAACGAGTAAATGTAAAGTAAAATAATACCCAAATTGAACAGTGATTTTTTGTGAATACTGCCCAATTCGGGTATTTTGGTTGACTATTTACTCAAAACGTGTAATATAATATACATAGGGAAGAAGGAGGTAACGATTATGAACCGAATCCCTGAACTCCGAAAAGAACGCGGCATCAGCATGAAGCAGGCAGCAGAACAGCTCGGGATGCCTTACACGACGTATGTCAACTACGAGAAAGGTGTCCGGCAACCGAATTCCGAGACATTGATCGATCTGGCCAATTTTTATAATACGTCCATTGACTATATGCTAGGGAAGAGCAACAATCGCATTGATGAACATACCTTGGATGTGGTGAATGAAATTGACCAGGACATTCTGGAAAAGGCAGGAAACGTCAAAGAAGCACTACGGCTGCAGGCCAAAAGGGATGCAGAGACGATTCCTCCCGGCTTCCAGCCCATGCCGGAGATGGACATGGTCCCATTGGTGGGCCGGATCGCCTGCGGTACGCCGATCACGGCGGAACAGAACGTGGAGCGCATAGTCTGTGTGCCGTCCAAGTGGCGTTCCACCTTTACACTGACCTGCAAGGGCGACAGCATGGAGCCCCGGATACACGATGGTGATCTGGTGGCCATCCGGAAGCAGCCGGAGGTAGAAAACGGCGAGATCGCTGCTGTGCGCATTGGAGAAGAGGCAACCCTGAAACATGTCTATCTGCACGAGAACTTCATTGAACTGAGGCCGGAGAATCCGGCTTTCAACAGCATCATCCTCAGCCGGGAGGACATGAACGACGTTGTAATCGAAGGCAAGGCCGTCGGGCTTTGCCGGGATATATAAAAACAGGAGGAAGCATCATGGCAAAGTCACCTTATGCCCGGAAGGAATGGCTCCGCAAACATAGCACAAGCAAAGAGATGCGGTGGCTGAACAATGGCATTGATGCGGCAGTCAAAGGCATAGGTTCTGGCCGAAAGTCGATACAGGCTCCCGGAAGTACACAGGAAGACTGGAGTAGAACCGCATTATCCAAAGGTCAGCTGCGCGCTGCAATCATAATCGGTGCGATCCTGCCGCTTTTTGGTATTGCAGGATTGGAAGGCCAAGAGCTTGGCGGAGCGTTTTTTCTGGCCGAGTTTCTTCTGTTTATGTTGCCGTTCTTTCTGGCTGTTCTGGTTTTTATGCTGTTTAATAAGTCCACGCGCTCCGGAGAGAGCTGTGAATCTAAGGCGGAGCCCTCAGATTCAAAATTGGACGATGGGCCAGATCTTACAGATGAAGCGCAGTACACCCCGAAGCCGGAATGGATGGGAAAAATGGTCCCTATTAACTCCCGTGCAGATGCCAGAATGCTGGCCCCTCAATTTTTGAAGCAGGCGCAGGAAAGCGCAAAAATCCTTCAGACAACTACGGAACCAGCTGTATTTTTTGAACGATACGATTTTTGTGTTGGACGTTTGCAACAACTGGAAGAGTGTAAACAGTACGGCGTGCCAGTGGGGACGACCGCAGACTTTGCAAAGTATCGGAGCCTTTCGTTCCGGGATGGAGCTGTAAGCGAGATTATCCATCGCGTTGCAGATAAGTACAGCGCAAAGATCGAGAGCTTGAAAACGGGAAAAGCCAAGAAGAACTGGGCAGAAAAGTATAGTAAGGCATTTGAGCCATATCTGCCGTACATGAGCAATGCTCAGCGGACTGAGTTTGTCGAGGTGAGCGAGGAACTTTCTTCACTGGCCGAGAAAGATAACATGGAATCTGAATAAAACAAAAACTCCCCCGGTGCTGGAACACCGAAGGAGTTAAAAGAAGCGGCTCACCCAGAAGAGGGCATCGCACACTCGACACTGCGATTATACCTCTTTTGGGCGGGCTTGTCAAAGTGTACCCATGGAGGTGTATTTTTATGGGACGAAGAACCAATACCGCCCAGTGGCTGCCGAACCAGAAACGCTGGCAGATCAAGGTGCAGAAGGACGGCCAGCGCAGGACGTTCACCAGTGCAAAGCCGGGCCGCACCGGTCAGCGGGAAGCCAACCGGAAGGCAGACGCATGGCTGGATGACGGAATCTGCAATACCACAAAGCGCTGCTCTGAGGTGTGGGCTGAGTATCTGATCTCTGTCAAGGCTACGGCAGGCACCAGTTACATTGAGCAGGTGGAAAAGTTCGGGCAGAACTACATCCTGCCAGTGATCGGTGCCCGGCAGATTGGCGACCTGAGCACAGGAATGCTGCAGGACGTACTGAACCGAGCGTATAAAGAGGGCTGTCTGAATCCGAACAGCAAGCGCCAGAGCCGGGGCAATCTTTCCCGTAAGACGCTGCAGGGCATCCGAGGCGTGGAGGTATCCTTTGTCAAGTGGGCGCGCCAGCATAAGTACACGACCCTGCGGCCAGAGGATGAAAACCTGACCGTTCCGAAGGGTGCTCGCCAGAAGGGGCGGAAGATTCTGCAGCCGGACAGCCTGCGGGTGCTGCTCTCCACCGATACCCGTGTGGTTCGTGGAAAAGTGGAGCCGGACGAGAACGTGCACGCCTACCGTCTGGCCGTAATGACCGGCCTGCGCCCCGGAGAACTGCTGGGCCTGCGTGTAGGCGATCTGGACGGAGACCGGCTCCACATTGGCCGGGCCATCAACCGCCAGAACGAGGAGACCAGCGGCAAAAATGAGAATGCCATCCGGACGGTGGTACTGCACCCTCTGGCCGTGAACGAGATCCATGCCCAGCTCCGGCAGCGCACGATGGAAGAGGAGCGACCGCTGACGAATGACGATCCGCTGTTTCTGCTGTCCAACCAGCAGAGCCTGTATAACTATTGGAGGTTCTATCAGTGCTGCAACGGTATCGACCCACCCATCAGCCTGTACGAACTGCGGCACACCTTTGTCAGCATGGTTGCGGATGCGGTGTCACCCGCTCAGCTGCGCCGCATGGTCGGCCACAGCCGCAGTATGGATACCTTCGGCTGGTACGCACATGATGTCACGGGCCGTGATGTTGCCACTGCGCAGACCATCTCCGTAGTGCTGGCCGAGTACGCCCCGGACACCGAGGAATAACCCACTTTGCAACCCACTTTTAACGTTGCGTCCGGGCCGAAAAGGTTTCGTGTTCCATTTTGGGTGTCTGAAAATCCGCATGGTTTCTAACTTTTTAAAATCCAAAGGCTTGGGTGGAACAAAGCCGTGGTTGTTCGAATCCACCCGCGCCCACCAAGAACTCCAGTATCCGAACCGGGTACTGGAGTTTCTGTTTTGTAGAAACATATCAAGGGGATCGTAGCGGGTGGATTCGAACAGCATCGGCCGCCGCCATCCGAACAGTCCGGCGGGGAAAAAAGCCCCTGCGGGGCTTTTTTAGATGCGCGGCTTGCGTAATCCACCCGCGCCCATAAAAAGACCGCCAGCGTAGAGATACGCTGGCGGTTTTCTGTTTGCAGAAGGATTGAGTTTTCATGCGGGTGGGTTCGAACAGCTGCGGCCTGTGGTTTTTGGAGACAACTGCTCTGCCAACTGAGCGAATACGGCATGAAAAAAGCGCCCCTGCCCGTCTGGGTAAAGACGCTTACATTATTTGGTTGTTACGGTCCCATTTCTTCATAGACAGGACACTTGAGACAAATTTGGTGGGCTATCTCCCAACTGCAAGGCGGCTTGTCGTCGCCCTTCAGGCAGAGAATGTCATCGCCAATATTGGAGACCTCGAAGCATAGTCCACAGTCGATTTTTCGATTGTAAATGGGACAAAACCATTCTTCGAGTTTTACATCGTCACTAATGCGGAATTCCATGCTTTTTGACCACCTCCATCAATTTTTGACCGCCCTCATCCATCGGCCCCATGCCACGTTCTGCCCAGCGCTGCAGAACGTGTTCGCTCGCAAAGTTGATTTCATTGGGTGCAGGCGGCGATTCAATCAACTTGCCTTTCGCCTTTATTGTACCAGCTTCACGCATCTGTTGCAATTCCACATTTGCAGAATCAAAACGTTCCTGCTTTCGGGCTGTATAACTGGCCTTGCCCGCCTCGCTCCTGCCAAAGCCTGCCACGCTGGTGCGGGCACTGTCGGCCCTGCCCCATGCTGCCTACGGAGACCCCGGCGGAAACCCCGGTTGAACCTGCAGGGGAGATGTCTGCTGTTGTGGAGATCGGGGGTGTCACTGGCCCGCCTGCATGGCGAGCGGTGCACCCCTGATCTTTTTGCCGGAACAAAAAAGAAAAGCACCGTACTTCCTACGAAGTACAGTGCTTTTTTGGTGGAGCAATCAGGAGTCAAAACGAACATTTTGGCATCTGGCGAATTCCCTCCGTCTGGCGGATCTTCCCCGGTCTCCAGAGGAATCTCAACGCTGTTGTCCTTGCCCATAAAGGAAAAGACCAGCTTCAGACGGTTGTCATCGTAGATGTAGGCTGCGACAAGGAAGTCTTTGAAAAGCTCTGCCTGAACCTCCCTGTCGTGTATATCCTTGCTGCGAAGAACGTGGAGTTCGTCAATCAAGTCCTCCCGATTGATTTTGACCACATCCCTCTTGGCTGCGCTCAACTGGGCGGTCAGCTTTGAGTTCTCAGTCTCCAATTCAACCATCCGGCTGCGGGTGGCCTCTGTGATAATTCCCATCTCGATGGCTTTCAGCATATTCGAGGTGGCCTTTTTGTTTTCGGCCAGCTGCTGCTCCAACGCCTCGATCTGGAGGTCATTGTCGTGCTTTTCCCAATACTGGACCGTCTGATCTGCCATCCACTCGATAACGTCATCGGTCAGGCAGTACATCTTGATGGCCTGTGCGATGGCGGGCTCGATAACATCCCGGCGGACATTCTTCTTGTTGCAGGCGTGTTCGGTGCGCCGCTTCTGGCAGGTGTAGTAGTAATGCAGCTCTCCGTTTCTACTGGTGCCGGATACGCCCGTCATGTAGCTGCCGCAATGCCCGCAGCGCAGCTTCCCGGTCAACAGGTAATCTTCCGCACCAACGCGGTGCCGGGTTCCAACCGGATTCTTTTTCATCCTCATGGCCTCCTGTACCCTGTACCACAATTCATCACTCACAATGCGAGGAATCCCATCCACAATGCGGACGTTGCCGTAAATGTAGATGCCCTTGTACCGCTCGTTCTGGCAAATGCTCTGGAAACTGCCCTTATTCCACGCAGCCCCCTTGCTGGTCTTGATGCCCTTTGCGTTGAGGTCTCGCGCGATATCCACGAACAGATCCCCGGCGGCAACACGGGTGAAGATTTCCCGGACAACAGCCGCTGCGGGCTCGTCCAGCATGACCTTCCCGTCTGCACCGCGCTTGTACCCCAACGGCTGCCGGCCGTTCGCCATGCACTTGTTGGCGTTGTCGTACAGACCGCGGGTGATGTCCTCTGCCATGTTCTCGCTGTAAAACTGGTTGACATTCATCATGTTCCGCAGTGCAAAACGCCCGGCGGCAGTATCGTCAAAATCTTCCTCAGCGTAAAACACCTTTACGCCGTAATCGTCCAGCTTCGCCTCGTTGACCATGGCTTGCAGCATATTGCGCCCGATGCGGTTGGACTTCCACGCCACGACGGCCTGAAACTTCCCTTTTTCAGCATCCCGCATCATCTGCTGGAAACGAGGCCGGTTATCCGTCTTGCCGCTGATTGCCCTGTCCTCGTATGTACCAACAATGCGCAGTCCAAGCGCAGCCGCGTGCTTCGCACACTCTGCGATCTGCTGCTCGATGCTGACCTCTCGCTGGTTATGCGATGAGTACCGGGCATAGATGACGGCATCGAGGCCAGCAGCAATATTCTTTTTTCTGGCCATCAGTTTTCACCGTCCACTTCAACACGGTAGATGCCATCATTGTCCGCAAACAGAATTTGCTTTCCGTTCCACATTCCAACGGCTTCAAGTTCTGGCATGAGTTCATACCATTGCTGCTCTGAAATGATTGGAATATTCAAGGCATCGGCTCTATCAATTTTCTTTTGCGCCGGGTTACTACACACAATCAAAAGACCTGTCTTTTTTGACACACTCGCGTCCGCAGTTAGGCCGTACGCCGAAAAAATATCAAGAAAATCCGTTCTATTTCTCAGCATGACTGGATTCCCGGTCACACAAGCACTCTTGAATTCCTGCAAGCGCGATGCGATTTCTTTCAGATTCATAGAGAAACACCCATCAGCTTAACTTCACAGCGGTTCCAAGCAGCATGAAATTGTTGCCCTGCGTGGCAAATTTCAATCCGATAACGGCATCTGCGCCCAACTTGGCCGCCTTTTTCTCCAAATCATCCTGCGCCTGTTTTGTGAAATTATCGATGGCATTCCCCATCATCTTATTTCCGCCCGGCAGGACGGTCAAAATAACGGATGCAACAATGCCCAGATATTGAGACACATTTTTCCCTTGGATGCTATCAGTTGTAGTCAAAATCATAGTTGTTCCCCCTCGTTTCGGCATTTTTTCACAAACAGCTGAAAATAGCTGCACGTTCTGCTATAATTTAACCAACCTGCCGACAGTAATCTAGGAAAGGGGTAATGCGTATGACCACAGAAGAATGGTCAGAAGTGCTTATCAGGGTCAGAATGCTGTCGGATGCTGACAAAGCACGGCTGATTACTTATCTGCGCGCTCTGAAAGGTAGCGAAGATAATTCAACGCTTCCTGCCGCCGATCAGCCGACAAGTCAAGAAGTAATTCAATAATCTCCGCCGTTTGGCCGTCCTCCTGTTGGAGGGCGGCTTTTATCATTTCTTTCGGTGTGTGTCCAAGCAGAGAATCCAAGGATTCCCCCAGCTGGTCCGCAATAGAGCAGGCGGCGGCCAGTGAGATGGGCTCACTGCCATCCAGTTCTTCTTCGATTTCCTGAACGCTGATGCCTGCCGCCTTCAAGTCGGCCGGGTCCGCATTATTCAAAATCTGCATCACACTATCGCGAAACTTTGAAGACCATTCGTTTTGATGAGATTCCTCGTCCCATCCCATGATATAAGACGGGGTGGTTTCCAAAGCGTCAGCAATGACTTTGATTTTGGACTGCGTAAGGACGCGAAATCCGAGTTCAATTTTGTTGATGGATGATTTCGACTTATAGCCAACTTTCGTTGCCAGTTCTTCTTGGGACATACCCAGCTCTTCGCGTCGAATTTTCACTCTCTGTCCGATGGTCATAGTTTTGTATTCCCCCTAAAATCTTCTGATGCAATTATAATACGGCGTAGTCTTTAGGTCAACATTTTTTCAGATTTTCCAAAAAAAATAGTTGACATTCTGCCTACGAGGTGGTAATATACGCCCAGTAGACAACCAGTCTACGCCGAACAGAAAGCGAGGTGAATCTACCATGACCAACGCAACTTTGCTTAAAGCGAAGATTGATGCCTCCGGCTACAAGATGAAGTATGTTGCAGATCGCATTGGCCTTACATATCAGGGATTCCTGAACAAAATCAGGAACAAAACCGACTTTACGGCTCCTGAAATCAAGGGCTTGTGTGAGCTGCTCCACATTGAAACGGAGGAGATGGAGCAGATTTTTTTTGCTCTGTGAGTAGACTCTTTGCCTACTTTGAACAGGAGGACCAAATGAACGCCAACATTCACATCAACGTGGACGAAATACCGCCAGAGGTCGCAGAACGAATCGGCTGCGTGTTTCTCGGATTCCACAAGCGTTTCCAGCAGAATCCCGAACTCATGGCTGAGCTGGAAGCCTACCGAGCCACCAAAAAGGCGTCTGAAAGGAAGTGTGCAGAATGACGAAGATCCTGATGACCGTGTATGGCATCACCGCAGAACAGGCAGCAGCCCGGCTCCCGGCGGCGCAATTCATTTTGACTGCTGCCGTTGCAGCCGTGTTCGTCTGGCTGGACAGCAACGGCGCACTGGACGGCGTAGGCCGCTGGATGGGCCGGACGCTCCGGGAGGTGCTGGATGCTGTATCCGAGGACTGATGCGGAGGCTGGCTACCCTGACCCTCCTGCGTGCCCCATCTGCCACCAGCGGTGCGATACCATCTATCGCGCCGAGGATGGAACAATCGTAGGCTGCGACCGCTGCATAGAGGCCGCAGACGCATGGGAAGTCAACGAATGCTTCCCGGAAAAGGAGTGATTTTTATGAAAGGATTGGTGTTTGACACCGAGAATCGGATGCAGCTCAAGGACTTCGGCGAGCCGCTGCTGGACAGCCTCCAGAAAGAAGTCGGCGGCTACATCGAGGTGGTTCATCCCAAGTATCTGCCGGAAGGGCTGTGCATGGTGGTCGATGACGAGGGGCGATTGAAAGGCTCTGCCGTCAATAACATTGCCAGCGTCATCTACGGTACGCCGGAACACGGTCAGCCTATCGCGGGCAACGCTGTGATTCTCCGCGAGGGCTTCGTGGCTGGAGAACGCGACTTTGTGAGCTTGACCGAAGATGATGAAACAGGCCTGATACTTATGCTCTTTGCACTCGGCATCAGCATCAAGGATGAAAGCGAGGCCGAGTGATGGATCTGGAAAAATTCTACTTCACCTACGGCTCCGATGATGTTCAGCCGTACTGCGGAGGATGGACGGTGGTCTGGGCACCAAACTACCACATGGCGTGTCAGGCGTTCCGGGCAGTCCACCCTGACCGCATTCCCAATGTTCTCAACTGTGCCAGCGTGTACAGCGCAAAGGAGTTCGAGAAAACCAAGATGTTCGGCTCGGAGGGCAACTTCGGCCGCCGCTGCCGGGAAACCATCACACTGAACATCGCTGTCAACAAGACCGAGGAGGTGATTTTTTGAAAGTAAGAGGTAAAAAGCTGACCCGCCGCCAGAAAGAAGCTCTCTCTGCACAGGGATGGGATTTCCGCCTGTATCTCTGCGTCCGGGATGCTCCCGACTTCATGGAGCTGGTCAACCGCACCACCGGCAAGTACGTCATGTTCCGCAAGTAAACCCGCAAACTGAAAAGGAGTAAACATTATGATTCGCAATCCCAACGACATTCAGGACGGCGCAAAGAAGATTCGGATGCTCATTGCTGGCTACCCCGGCATCGGCAAGTCCACGCTGGCCCTGTCCGCCCCCCGCCCGCTGCACATCGACTGCGATTTCGGCATTGACCGTATCGAGCCTCGCTACCGTATGCCGTACATCCAGCCCCGCAGCTATGACGAGATCCTGAACGACCTGAAGCCGGAGAACCTCAACGACTTCGAGACGCTGGTATTCGATACCGCCGGTAAGCTGATTTCCCTGATGGGTCTGTGGGCTATCAAGCAGAATCCCAAGTACGGCCAGCGCGATGGCAGCCTGTCCCTCAAAGGTTACGGTTTCGTAGGCCGTGAGTTCGTCCGGCTGATGGACTACTGCTTCTATGAGCTGAAGAAGAACATCGTTGTCGTGTTCCATGCCACCGAGGAAAAGGACGGCGACAACACCCGCCTCCGCATCAAGGTTGAAGGCCAGACCAAGAACAACGTCTGGGAGCCCATGGATCTGGGCGGTTTCGTGGAGATGTACGGCAACGACCGCACCATCGGCTTCTCCAACTGTGAGCGGTATTTCGCCAAGGGAACCCGCGGCATCCACGGCGTCTATAAGATTCCCGCCCTTGGCCCCGGCAGTCAGAATGACTTCCTGACCAAGCTGTTCGAGGAATATAACAGCAAGGCCGCCGAGGAAGTGGCTGCAAACGCCAAGGAAAACGAGGCGTACGAACAGGTTATGCGGGATGGCAGCAAGATTATTGCCGGCATCAAGGATGCAGATACCGCCAACGCCGCCATGCAGCCGTTCAAGGCTCTGCACCATCACCTAACTTCCAACCGGGAACTGAACGCCCAGTGGAAAGCCAAAATCGCAGCCCTCGGCCTGACGTTCGACCCGAATTCCGCCCAGTACAAGCCCGCAGAGGAGGCACAGTAATGGCTGCATACCTCGTCACTCACTCGCTGCTGTCCTCGTGGCTGCATCTCATTCGGGAGAATCCTTACGAGGATTTGACCACCGAGGGCGACCCGCTGGCGGAGTTCATGCTGGTACTGCGCCGAGAGCCTACGCCCCGGACGGAGGCCATGCAGAACGGCATCGACTTTGAGAACCTCGTGACCGCCATTGTCAATGGCCACGATGACCCCAACAATCCGTGGAACTGGGCTGCTGGGCAGATCGCCGCCATCATCAAGGGCGGGCAGCTACAGTTCAAAGCCCGTCGGACGATTCAGGTGCGGGGCATGGATGTGGTTCTGTATGGCCGCCTCGATGCCCTGAAAGCTGGCACCATCTACGACATCAAATTCAGCAAGGGCTACGAGCGCGGAAAGTTCTATTCCAGCACCCAGCACCCAACCTATATGCTGCTCATTCCGGAGGCGCAGACGTTTTCCTACCTTGTCAGCAACGGCATGGACGTTTGGACGGAGTGCTACCGCAGGGATGAAACGCCGGATATTTGCCCCATCATTTCGGACTTCTTCGACTGGTTGGATGCTTTCGGTCTGATGAACGTGTTCAAGGAGCACTGGAAAGCCTTATGACCGGGCGTCTGGTCGATATGAGTTTCAGTTTGAACCGCAAGCAGCGCATCACGCTGGAAGTTGATTCTGATTTCCGAAGTCTGTGGGACAAGCTGAATCAGG